AATATCTGGATTAGTGTTTTTATATTCCCCCAACATTTGCATTCCAGTATTAGATGTTTGGTATAGATATGGAGAGCTACCCTTGTCGATCAAGAATGGGGGAACTCTTCTATAGCTAAAGTAACTTCCGGCTTTAGTTGCAGGAACAATGGGAGTTCCAAATCTTGTGCCAATCTTTTTAGGTTGATCGTTAAAAGATTGAGAAGACAGTTGCAAAGATCTTATTTTCATTGGCCTAGACCTTATTCCATCTACCTCAATATCCAAATGAACATTTATAGAAAGTCTTTCTATGTCGATTCCCATTGGTGGATAGATTACGGTACCATTGACAACCTCATACTTTGTTGTCATCCACTCTGGTCCCGGCTTTACGACTCTACTTTTATCAAGCTTTTCAGTATTAGAAAAATAAGACGTAGTTGCATTTGAACCAGTCTCTAAGTATTGAAAAGAAATATATGCTTTAAGCAATGAGCCGTTTGTGTTGTACTTGTCTCCATCAAAAGTTTCAGCTCGGGGATATCCGATGTTTAACTGGATAAAAGAAAGATTTCTTCTGTCCACACCAAATGCATCCGGCATGTTCTTGGCAAAATAAGAAAGAGGTACGTAGTCTTCCCAATAAGAATTTGTTTCAATGTCCAAGTAAAAATTATCTAAGACTCTTTTGGGTACAAGGGTATAAGTTGCTGTGTGCTCTTCTGTTCCTATTGTTACGAAGTCATAAGGATCTCCACCATCAAGTATTAAGGACCAATACGCCTCATCGTTTCCAAAATAGTCTGCCCCTGCATCGTAGACCTGCTCGCCAAACAAACTAAAAACGTTTTCGTAATCTACCGGCACGCCTCTGTCTGAAAAGAAGTGTTGTATTTTTCTAAGATTTCTTCCGTTAGAAAAGGCAAACCTTCTAATCTTTCCTCTAAAAGTATTAGAGAACTCTTTATTTCCCCCAACAAAAAGTTTGACACTTTGCCTGTTTCCAAAGAAGCTAGCAATTTCTTGACCACGATCTCTTGTGAACCTGTCAATATCTATCCCTACCAAGAATCGATCTCCAACCCTTTGACCTCTTGCCTTATAGAAAATGTTTTCTTTCATTGTGCCATCTGACTGCTTAGTGTTAAAAGTGTAATAAATAATATTTTCCAGTACTCCGTCAAAATCTTCTTGTTTAAGGTAGACCTCAACATAGTTTGCGGTAGTGTCATTAATTAGCTTAAATAATATTTCTTTATCTGAAGGATCGGTAGTCGTTTCAAAAATTCCATAAAAAGCTTTTACGGTTTCCCCCAAGAAGTTAAGTCTGTCAAAATAAAGATGGCCATGTAGATTTTCTATTTCATCTTCTTCAGAGGTGTAAAGATCTGGAAGTAGTGATATAAAAGTGTCGTTTGTGTCTAAGTTTGCAGCTGAAAGTAAGTTTAGCCATCTTCTTTCTGATATGTTATTGTGAGCAACCCTTGGTAATGGGTGATCTGGTGGCATTAATGCGTCCTCATTTTGAACTATATTTTCTAAAATACCGTTTGACCAAGCACTTGCATTTGGAAAATAGTAGTTCTTTGTATATTCAGCAAAAGGATAGTCTATAACAACAGCATTCGTAGTATCTATTCCTTTAATTGATGTAGGTATTTCAACTGCTTGACCATAAGCCCATCTTCTTTTTGCTACAACGTTTGCAGTTTCGTAAGGATATATGGCTACACAATCAATCATGATTTTAGGAATATCATTGTAGGCATAGAAGCCAAGCCAGTCTTGTTCCTTGTTGTCGTCAGATAGTTGCTCTGGGAAAGAGTAGTTTTGTAACTCTAAATCTAAAAGGATAACTTCTTCGCCATTGATAATTAAGCTAGCTGAAGTTGCTGATAGACGAATGTCCACAAGCATTGGCCTTTCCCATTCCATTATGAAATGAGATCCAACCTGATTACCCACCTTAAGCTTTAAGAAAGGTCCGTCTGCATATAAACCATCCGCTGAAGATATTGGTCCAAAAATTTTTCTGGGTACTGTAGATTTAGACTGAATCTTAATCCAAAACTCTGCCGTATAGGATTTGTTTTGTCCTCTTTTATTCATAAACCCAAAGCCTGGAATTAGTAAGGAGGGAGAGTTATCTTTTGGGGTTATTTCTGTGCTATCTAATTATGCTACAAAAGAATTTGCTGAATGTGTCAATCTGGCACTAAAAGGCAAATTCAAAGAAGCTATGAAAATCCACTTTAAACTCATGGAACTAATGGAACTTAACTTTATTGAATCGAATCCGATACCAGTGAAATCCGCTATGTCGCTGATGAACCTTGCGAAAGAAGTTTACAGATTGCCTCTGATACCAATTAAGCCGGTCAATAAACGAAAGATCAAGAAAGCACTTCTTGATGCCGGTCTCATATAAACAAAATATTAAAAAAATGTATAGACCAGATTCGTTAAATCAAAGAGATATATATAAGTTAGTAGAAAAGCTAAGCTCGGGCAAATATGATAACCATACCGAGCTGCTGACTTCGCTGATAAAAGAGAT